ATCTAATCTTCCTGGTGGGTTAAAAGCCAGAGGTCTTAGAATCAAAGGTGATGATACCCCAATCATGCCAGGAGAGTTTAGGGATGTAGATGTTCCAGGTGGTGCTATTAGAGATAATATAACCTTCCTGCCCTATAAAGAACCTTCCCCAACTCTTTATCAGCTATTACAAAACATAGTGGAAGAGGGAAGAAGGTTTGCTAGTATTTCTGACATGAAGGTAAGTGACATGAATAGTCAGGCACCAGTTGGAACAACTCTAGCTTTATTAGAAAGAAACATGAAAGTGATGAGTGCAGTGCAAGCAAGACTACACGCATCTATGAAAAAAGAATTTGATATCTTGGTAAATATTATTCAAGACTTTGGTAATCCAAGTTATCCATATGACACAGGAGAAGAGGAACAAATTAAATCATCTGACTTTGATTCAAGGATAGATGTGATTCCAGTGTCTGATCCTAATGCTGCAACTATGGCACAAAGGATTATGCAGTATCAAGCTGCTATGCAATTAGCACAGGCTTCACCTGAAATGTACAATATGCAAGAACTGCATAGACAAATGTTAGAAGTATTAGGTATTCCTGATGTTGATAATATAATTCCTGAAGAAGGAGAAGTGATGCCAGTTGATCCTGTTAGTGCTGTACAGAACTTAATTAATAATATTCCTGTAAAAGCATTTGAGTTCCAAGATCACGATGCACATATACAAACTGTTGCAGCAGCACAAGACAATCCAGAGATTATGGGATTACTAGAACAGTCTCCTACAGGACCAGCGATTATGGCAGCAGCATCTTCATACGTTAATGATCATTTAACAATGAAGTTTAGAGATCAAGTACAAGAAGAACTTGGTATAGAGTTACCACCATTAGGTGAACCTTTACCAGCAGATGTAGAGAAACGTATATCTGATCTAGTTGCAGAAGCTGCAGGAAGAGTAACTGAAAAAGCTAGAATGCAAGCAGAACAGCAAAGAATAGCTGAACAACAACAAGACCCTCTTATCATGATGAAAGAAAGAGAAGTTGCAGCTAAAGAAGCTGAGGTGCAAAGAAAAGCTATGGGTGATCAAGCAAGATTTACTCTGGCTGCACAGAAGCAACAAGCTCAACAGATTCTTGAACAAGAAAAAATTGAAGTTGAAAAAGATAAGCTATCAGTTGAAACACAAATAGCTGGTATGGAAGTAGGACAAAAAATTGCTAGCGATATGCTAGATGAAGAAAAAGAAAGCAAAAAGCAAGCAAAAGAAGATTTTCAATTAGGGCTTGACATGGCTAAGGATATAGTTAAAGATATCAATTAGTATGTCAAATGATATCAATGAGCAATCACTTTCTGAGTGGTTAAAGGTTAGAATCAGAGATGTCATGAACGAACACGCAGATCATGTTGCGACAGGTAGTATAAAAGATTACCCAGAGTACAAAAGAATCTGCGGCATAATAGAGGGCTTGGCTCTCGCAGAACGTGAGATGTTGGACTGGATAGAACAACATACACGGGAAATATAGGAACTCAACTCCTTAAGTTGTGCAAATATGAGTAAAAAAGAAATAAAGAAACCTAAAAACTTTAAAGAGCCGAAGGTTGATGAAAAAGCTAAAAGTCAGTTACCTGACCCACAAGGCTGGAAAATTCTAGTAGCTATGCCACAAGCAGAAGAAAAAACTGATGGTGGTATTCTTAAAGCGAATCAAACAATTAAAGACGAAGAGGTAAGCAACATATGTGGATATGTTCTTAAGCTTGGTCCTGATTCTTATAAAGACGCAAATAGATTTACTAAGCCTTGGTGTAAAGTAGGTGATTGGGTAATATTTAGAGCTTATTCAGGTACTCGCATGAAAATGTATGGACAAGAGTTTCGTTTAATAAACGATGATACTGTGGAAGCAGTAGTTGAAGACCCAACAGGAGTAGTAAGAGCATGAGTGATCAACAAGTAGAAACCTCTATAGAAACTTCATATGAAGCAGATGCTGAAGGTAATATAAAACCTCAGTCAATGGAAGATAAATTTTTTGGTGTAAAAACACAAATCACAAAAGAAGATAGTAAAGATTCAGATGATCTTGATGTTGAAGTAGTTAGTGATGTTCCTGAAGAAGACAGAAGGGCACCAAAACAAGAAACTAAAGATGAGCCTGTAGATAGTGATGTTATTGATAAAGAAATAGCAGACACTAGCAAAAGAGCAGGTGATCGTATTAATCAAATTAAATACGAGTATCACGAAGAACGCAGAGCAAAAGAAGCAGCTAAGAGAGAATCATCCGAAGCAGTCAATAGATTAAAAACTGTTATGGCTGAAAACCAAAGATTATCTCAATTAGTAAATACAGGTGGTCAAGCTCTTAATCAACACGCTGTAGCTAATGCTCAGTTTGCTAAAGTAAGTGCACAAGAGAAGTTTAAGAAAGCTTATGATGAGGGTGATGCAGATGCAATGGCACTAGCTCAAGAAGAATTATCTAAAGCAACATTAGCTGAACAACAAGCACCTGGATATGCTAGAGCAATGCAAGCACAAGCAGCACAAGCAGTACAAGCTCAACCGCAAATTCCAGAACCAGACCCAGCAATGAAAGCATGGGCAGGTAAGAATCCTTGGTTTATGGGTAGTGAACCTGTACACAGAGAGATGACATCTTTTGCAATGTATGTCGATCAAAAGTTGCAAGCAGAAGGTGTTGATCCAGTAGGACAAGCAGAACAATATTATGGCAAAGTAGACGAAGCCATGAAAGAACAATTTCCAAGTTTTTTTGGTGTACCTCAACAAGCGGAAGCTGGAGGAGAGGTACAGATAGAAGAAGAAAAACGACAACCATCGAATGTCGTAGCTCCCGCAACGAGGAACAGTGGAGCTAATAAGAATCCTCGCAATGTACGTTTGACGCAGACGCAAGTAAAACTAGCACGTTCACTTGGTATAACGCCTGCTCAATACGCAAAACAATTACTTAAGGAGACATAATGTCAGAAGAAGTTAAAATTAATCAAGAAGCTGTAGTAGACAATGTTGAAGCAGTGGAACCAGTGCGTACCCCTAGGGGTTCAGAAGACCGAGAGGTTCACCAACGTGTAGAAAGTTGGGAAAACCCCTCCAATTTACCAAGTCCTGATCCACAACCAGGCTGGGTTTTTAGATGGATACGAACAAGTTTATTAGGTAATACTGATAATCCTAATGTATCTAAAAAATTTAGAGAAGGTTGGCAACCATGCAGAGCAGAAGATCATCCAGAATTACATATTCATATGATGGACTACAAATCTGAGTGGGCGGAAAAAGGAAATTTAGAAATTGGTGGGCAGTTACTATGTAAGATGCCAAAAGAGAAAGCGGAAGCTAGAGATGCCTATTTTAAAAATGTGGCAAAAAATCAGATGGAATCTGTAGATAACGTATATTTTAAGGATCAAGATTCTAGAATGGCTACCAAACAAGTTTTTGAAAGAAAGTCTAAAACTACCTTTGGTAAAGATTCTTAGTCTTGTTAGATTAACAATTTTTATTTAACAGAAGGAGGAAGCTATGGCTTCATCAGCAGCTCCTATGGGAGCTAGACCTGTTGGATCATTAGTATCATGTGCATACAATGCAAAAATTAGTCATTATAAGATTAAGAATGCATACGGCACAGCCATATTTTATGGTGACTTTGTAAAGTGGGGGGATGACAATCCAAACACTACAATACAAAAAGATACTGGAACTACTGCTTGTACACCTATTGGTGTATTCTTAGGATGTTCTTATACTGACCCAACATCAGGTCAATTCGTAAATAACAATCAATTCCCAGCATCACTTGCTGCGGATGATATTGTTGCATATGTTGCTTCAGACCCATTTGTTGTAATGCAAATGCAATCAGACGAATCACTTAACCAAGATGATATTGGTAAGAATGTCGCTGTTGTGCAAACCGCAGGATCAACTTCAATAGGTGTGAGCAAAAACGCAGTAGACGGCAGTACAGCAGCTACTACTAATACACTACCTTTAAAGATTATTGACTTTGTCGATGGTCCAGATAGTGCAATTGGTGATAGTTACACTGACGTATTAGTGATGTTCAATGTTGGACATCAATATTTAAACACAACAGGTATAGGTTAATAGGAGAATATCATGGCAGCTATTTCAAGAGCTAATGAATTAAAACAACTCCTACCAGGACTTAATGCCCTGTTTGGAGATGAGTATAATAACTACGAGAATGAGCATGAAATGATTTATGAGAGTGAAAACTCAGACAGATCATTTGAAGAAGAACTAAAACTTTCAGGTTTTGGTGCTGCTCCAGTTAAAGATGAAGGTGCTTCAGTATCTTATGATGTTGCACAAGAATCTTTTGTAGCTCGTTATACACACGAAACTATTGCTTTAGGCTTTAGTATCACAGAAGAAGCTATGGAGGATAACCTCTATGTTTCACTATCTGCTAGATACACAAAAGCTTTAGCAAGAGCTATGGCTTACACAAAGCAAGTCAAATCAGCTTATCCGTTAAACAACGGCTTCAGTAATTCATTCCAGTCTGGAGATGGGGTAAACCTATTTACAGCAGATGGTGATGGTGTTACTGGAGGTGATGGACACCCATTGGTTAATGGCGGTAAGAACTCTAACAGACCATCCACAGGTGCTGACCTGAATGAAACATCTTTAGAAGATGGAGTAATTCAAATTGGTAAGTGGACGGATGAAAGAGGTCTTAAGATCGCAGCTAGACCAAAGAAACTTATTGTTCCATCTGATCTTCAGTTTGTTGCAACTCGCTTATTAGAGAGTGAATACAAGCCAAGTTCTGCTGATAACGATGTCAATGCAATCAGAAACAATGGTGTTATACCAGAAGGCTATGCAGTTAATCATTATTTAACTGATACTAATGCTTTCTTCTTAACAACAGATGTGCCTGATGGCATGAAGCATTTTGTTAGAGCACCTATGGTGACTAGCATGGACGGAGACTTTGATACTGGAAACGTAAGATACAAAGCTAGAGAAAGATATTCATTTGGAGTATCTGATCCGCTAGGTATCTGGGGTTCACCAGGTTCAAGCTAAAATTTGTAGGGGAGCTTTTGCTCCCCTCTTTTTATATCTAGGGATTTATTAATTTGTTTATCAACTGCCCTAGCAGACAAGCCAAGATGATAAACTTTTTCCGCAGGAGGAAATATGGCGAATACGACTTTTAATGGACCAGTAAGGTCCGAAGGAGGTTTTGAACAAATCTCCATAAACTCAAGTACAGGAGCAGTAACTACAAATTTAGATGTAGACAGCAGTGGTAATATAGTTACTTCTGGTTCCGTACTTCATTATGATAATATTGTTGACGTTACTGCAGCAACGTATAGTGTTACAGCAGCACAGTCTGGTTCTGTTTTTACTTTAAATAGAGCAGCAGGTATTGTGGTTACACTACCAACTGCAGCAGCAGGTCTACAATATACATTTATAGTAGGCACTACATTTACAGGTGCAGGACAAATAAACACACAAAATACGAGTGACTTATATTCAGGCTTTGCCCAGATATTTGATCCAGCAACAGCAGGTGATACAAACACTTTTATTCCTGATGCTAGTGATGACGATACTATTGATTTAGGTTCAGCAGCACAAGGTTGGGCAGTTGGTGGAATTATTCGACTAAAAGCAACAACAGCTGCAGTTTGGCATTGTGAAGCGTTTCTTCATGGTGATGGAACTTTAGCTACTCCATTTGAGTAAGGAGTAAATTATGGCTGATGCAGTAACTTCACAAACCATTATTGATGGTGAAAGAAACTGTGTTATGAAGTTTACC